CTCACCATTGTCGAAGTGTAGGACTGGCACATCATATTGTGCAGAAACCTTGGTGGCGTAGTCCATGCAAAACTGAGTTTTACCTACGCCAGAGCGAGCAACAATAACAGTAATATTGCCTGGTCGTAAGAGTGAACCATAAATGTCGTTGATCTTTTCGTGAGGTCCCATCATGCCAAATTCATCTACTGGATTATTTCCTCGATCTTCGATGAAGTCTTCCATTTGTTCGTAGATATTTTCTGGAACATCCGATCCAACTTCAAACATGTTGATCTTTTCGTTGTAGATTTGATCAGCAGATTCTATGATTTTGAGGTAAGATGTTTCTGGAGAGATACTTTTCATTGAGTCTGCAATTTTTTTTGCAGTCTTGTTTATTTCTCTGCGTACGCTATATTTCTTCAATTCTTTAATTGAAGATTCAATCTTTTCTTCTGAGTTGACCTTTCTCATTGAAAGAGAGCGAACATAGTCTATCAACGTAATATCTTCTTCAAATTTGATGCCTAGATCTAAAATTCTTTGAACTAGCACGATTTCGTCTATAGACTCGTCTTGCTGGCAAGCTTTTTTAAGAACGGCGAAAAGAGTTCTGTGTAAAAGAGATCCGTCGTAAAAATCCGACTCCCCGATCAAGTGCATAAAGTTAACTAAAACTTTCGGCTTTTGGATGAATGCCGCTAGGACCTGCTTCTCAACTTCTAAACTATATATCATATGTATCAAAATAATACATATGATTTGTACATTGTCAAGGCTTATTCAAACTTCTTGGTCAATTTCGTAACCATTTTGAGAATATTCTTCTAAATACTCTTCAATAGATTTTATTAAACCAGATTCTGTGATTTGAGATTCGCAGTTTGTGTAAACGATTGGAACGCCATCTTCGTTGCAATAAGCTAAAATAAACCCTTTGTAAGATTCTGCGCCTCCAGTTAGCTCGTAAAGTTGAGAAAGAATCTTCTCTGGGAGTTCGAATTGCTTGAATTTCGGCTTTTCCATGTAAGATATTTTACACTAAGCTAAAAGGTTTGCGAAAAATTCTTCTGACAATTCGTCATTTGGATATATTTCTATCAGTTTTATTTGATTCAATTCACAAAACTCTATTTTTTTGTCATCTCTACGTATTTGACGCAAAAAATTAGCACGGGTTTTATGAAAATACTTAACAAACTGTAAGTGTTGCGCTCCTTGAACTTCGATTGCTATTTTTTTTGTGTGATTGTAAAAATCTAATGAAAGTTGAGTCCCGACTACTCTAAATTCCTCATAAACAGAGTCATATTTCCAGTATTTATATAGGTATTTTCTGACTTCTGCTTGAAATTTGCTACGACATTTACCGTTCCACTTGATTTTGTACTTGTGTGGGTTTCTTAGTGGCTTCTCTTTGCCGTATAGAGTTGTGAATTTCAAAATTTAATCGCCTTTATTTTTTCTTTTATTATGAAAATCAAATAAAACTTTCACTTTTTCGTTAATACTTTCGATATTGTAGTGCATTCTGGCGAGAACTACAACAAGAGTGATGAAGCTAATAAACACTGGCCACAAGGAGGATAAAACAGTATATATGTCAGGCATGGATGTATTTATTTACACTCGCATGCCCCACTTTTTTACAAACTTAAGATAATTCCCCAATATTAGATTTAAAATAATTAATTAAAAATTTACAAAGCTCGTCGTTTTCTTCAATCATCTTAAATAAATTAGTTTCACCTTGAATTTTTTCTGGTAAATCTGGAGCAACTTCTTGGACAAGTTCTTTGAATTCTTCTCCAATTGTAATCCAAGAGGCTTTTTTGCTGACGAACTCCCACATATACAATAAGTCGACGAGCTCCTTCTCTACCCAAATAGACTTGCCTCCAGTTCTGCCATACCTAATTGGATATAGGATGGTATTGTTTGTTTTCTCATTTGGAGATTTTTTGATTGTAGCTTTAGCCCAGTGACCAATAATTGGATTTGTTTTGGGGCATGGCTGTTTTTTAGATGGGTCTTGAAGAATCATATCAGATTTGTACCGAGGTTCAAATTCAATGATATAGTTAGAAAAGTGAAGGAGTGCATTGCCTCCCGTTGCTGAGGTCTGACGCACTGGAGCTTTTGAGTATGGGTCTAGTTTAATGTCTGCCCTCACTTGGCTTACAAAGATAGCCATATGCCCTCTTTTTGCAAGTTTAATTGACATTCTCTTCATGAAATTCGCTGCGATCACAGCTCCACCAGCTACTTTATTAGAGTCGTAGAAAGATTTATCAATGTCTTGCTTGGAAATTAACCCATCAACAGAATCCAAGAGGAAGCAGTATTTGAATTTTTCTTCATTCTGTTCTACTAAGGTGTGCATAGCGTCAACAACAACTTCGTAAATATTGCTTTCAAAAACGAAGCACGTTCCTTCTACCCATTCTTTTGGATCAAAAACAAATTTAACTCCAGACCGAGCCTGCATTTCTTTTGACAGCCTACCTTCCGCTTTGATATAAAACCCCTTAGAACCAGGAACGTCGTTAAGCATATTTTTCATTACCTCTAAAGAAGCGGAAGTTTTACCTCCTTCATTCATTCCAACAAATCTATGCAAGCCTGGACCTAGGCCACCGCCCATTGTCAGATCAAGTTGCAATGACCCGCTTGATGCCTTGTAATCTATAGCTTCTTCAAAGTTATAGTGATCGCCTTTTTTCTCTTTGAGAAATTTTTCTAGTAGTTCTGAATCTTTGTCGCTCATTTTAATAAATCTTTTGTGTTTTTTGGTTTATTATCACTGGGGATATAATCTTTTCCAGTCTTTTCTCCTAAAATAAATGGATCGTACTTAGATAAGTCAACTTTAAAGTTAAAATTTCTCCATTTTCTATCCATTGTTTCTTTTAGCTCCTTTGAAACAAGGTATGCGAGACTGTCATACTTTTTAGGGAAAGTGACAATTTCCAAGAATTCCAGAGAATAACGAGCCTCTAAATCCTTAAGAAGCTTCATTTCCCTAGCCCAAAAGAATCTTTTTTGGGTATCTGGTACGTCTACCAGCTTGCCTATAATTCCTTGTCGTCTTTTATGTGGCGTTAATTTCTTTGAAGTCATTCTCGCACATCCTACGAACTAGATCTGGAAAGTCAACAGTTTTTTCCCAATTTAGTTCTTTTTGTGCTTCGGATGGGTCACCCAAGAGTAATTCAACTTCTGCTGGACGATAAAATTTTTCATTAATTTTGAGAAGAGTAATGTCAACTGGAACTTCTCCCCTTAATTTATAGACTTCATTAACGCCCTCACCAGACCAATAACCTTGAATTCCAGCATTGTCGAAGGCAAGTTCAACAAATTCACGAACAGTATGGGTTTCGCCAGAAGCTAACAGGTAATCTTTAGGCTTATCCTGTTTGAGCATTAACCAAACGGCGCGAACAAAATCTTCAGCGTGGCTCCAATCTCTTTGGGCATCTAAATTACCAAGATTAAGGGGTTCGAAATTTGCATCGCCCTGATGAATCGATTTCTCAATTTTTGCTACAGCTTTTGTGATTTTACGAGAAACAAACTCTTCGCCACGGCGCTCACTTTCATGGTTGAACAAAAAGCCTTGGATTGCAAAAATGTCATATGAATCGCGCCAAACCTTGACAATTTGTCTGGCAGCAGCCTTTGACGCCCCATATGGGCTACGGGGTCTAAGTGGGTGCTTTAGGTCTTGTGGGCTATAAATAACATCCCCAAATTCCTCTGACGAGCCAGCTTGATAAAATCTGCAACTTGGGTTGTAGAGTCTAATGGCTTCTAAAATGTGAATTACCGAGGTTGTATTTGTTTCCCATGTCTGTTGTGGAAAATCCCAACTACTACCGACGAAACTTTGTGCAGCAAAATTAATAAAATATTCTGGAGAAAGCTTTTCAATGATTCTATTAATCGAGTGACTATCGGTTAAATCAAAATTAATTAATTTAAATTTATCGCTATTAATGTGAGAAATATTTGTATGGTTATAAACGCTTAAGCGTCTAACTCCA